ACCAAAAAACTTTTGTTACTACTGTATCTAACAGTTTTATTAGTAATAAAACATTTACGAATGCGTCAACAACTACAGATGAATTTTTATTAAACAGAACGCAAGGACAAGTTGGTCTATATAGAATTAGACAAGAAGATTTGCTATCAAGTGTTCCTACTAATCCACCAGGTGTAATTTTACCGTATGCAGGAACCACAGCACCTTTAAATTGGCTTATATGTGATGGTAGTGAAGTACTACAAATTGATTATCCTAAACTATTCCAAGTAATAGGATTTAACTATTTACAAGCAAATCTAGTTAGTGATGGCGGTGTTGCTAAATTTGCATTACCTGACTTACGTGGTAGAACAATCGCAGGTCTTGATGATATGGGCGGTACAGCCGCTGGTAGGATTACCGGACTTAGAGGTAGCGAACTTGGTAATACTGGTGGTACAGAAGATGTAACGCTTAGTGCAAATCAAATACCAGATCACGAACACGATTTACAAATTGGCCCAGCTGGTAATAAAACACAATTCTATACTATACTAGATGCGGCAAAAGGTCCAGGAAGTCCTGCAGAATCTATTGTATTTGATGCACCTACAGGACAAAATGCTGGACAAGCGGCAACATCAAGTGGTAGTGTTGCAGGAACTACAGGTCAAGCAGTGGATATAATGAATCCATTTATGAGTTTGAATTATATAATTTATACTGGGAATGTTTAATGGCTTATAAACTTAATAAAACAGATGGATCATTACTTGTTGATTTAATTGACGGTACTATTGATACAAGTAGTACTTCATTAACTTTAGTAGGGAGAAACTACACAGGTTTTGGTGAATATCTAAATGAAAACTATATAAAACTTTTAGAAAACTTTAGTAATACAAATGCTCCAAGCAATCCTATTACTGGGCAACTTTGGTGGGATACTACACAAGCAAGATTAAAAGTTTATGAAGGCCAAACATTTAAAGCAGTTGGTGGACCTTTCGTTCAAAAAACACAACCTAATATGGTAGCTGGTGATTTATGGATAGACAACCTTAATGATCAAATATATTTTTATGATGGTGAAGGTGCTCCAGTACTAGCAGGTCCGTTGTATACAAAAGATCAAGGGCTAACAGGATTCAAAGTAGAAACACTCAGAGATGTACAAGACAGAACAAGAACTGTAGCTAGTTTATACATAGGAAACGCTTCAACTGGAACAGAAAGAGTTGCAGTAATTAGTAACTTAGAATTTACACCTGCTGTTGGTTTTGAGATAGCTGGTATTACAGGAAATATTAAAAAAGGTATCAACATTGTATCTTCTGATTTTATATACGAAGGAACTGCTGACATTGCAAAAGCACTTCTTACATCAAGTGGGCAAAGAGTTGTTGCAGATGATTTCCTTACAACAAGTACGAATAGTATTATATCAGGAAGTTTAACAGTATCCAACAGTGCAGGTATTACTATTGGTCCAAATGCTAACACAGTTATTAGTCCATTAGGTGCTGACTTTGTTTATTCAAATCAATTACTAGATGAAAACGTAATATTTAGAGTTACATCAAGTGGTTCTGGTGCAGGTCAAGTTGATGCAATTTATATTGATGCACAAAATCAAAGAGTTGGCGTCTTTAAATCTAATCCAGATTATACTTTAGATGTCTCAGGCGATTTAAGAATCACAGGTAATTTACTTGTTGAAGGCACACAAGCAAGTATAGATGTTAATAATTTAAGAATTCAAGATAAACAAATAGAACTTGCAATTACAGATGATAGTACACTTGTAACTGATACTGCGGCAGATGATGCAGGTATGGTTGTAAGGGTAACAGGTAATGATAAAAAATGGACTTGGATACAAGCTACAAATTCATGGACAAGCAATGTAAATGCAAACTTAACAAGTGGAAACACATACAAAATAGATGGTAATGACGTATTAAGTGCAACAGCATTAGGTACTGGTGTTACAAGTGCAAACGGTTTATCTAGCATTGGTACTCTTACAAGTTTAGCAGTTGACAACGTTTCCATAGACGGTAATACAATTACAACTACAGGCGGTGGCTTAAACTTAACACTAGCAGGTAATTTAGACCTAACAAATAATAATAAAATTACAGGATTAGGTGTGCCTAGTGCAGATACTGATGCGGCTTCTAAAGTTTACGTTGATGAACAAATTGCGGCGGCCGCGATATCATTCAGTATGGATGCAACAGGACTTAATGACACACAGATCGGTCTTGTTCTTGAAGATCTTGTTCCGGCATCATCAGTTGCGGCAAACGGCACAATAGCAAGAATACACTGTACATCACTTGCAGGTGCAACAGTAAGTAATATTGATATTACCGCTGTAACAACAAAATCATTCATTGCTGTAGATTCAGCTGGTGTACAGAATGAATCTGTGCTTCAAGATGTAGCATTTGGAAGCGCAACAGGTACAGTTAGTGTAACTATAACAAGAGCTTTAAAAGAATATGTAACAAGCAGTGGCGCTTGGACATTTAGTCAGGATCTAGTGTCAAGTGTTTAAGATAAATATATTAAATGTAAAGGTTGAAACATGGCATATACGATAAACAAATATAGCGGAGCAACATTAGTAGTTGTTCAAGATGGTACAATAGACACAACAACAGATTTAACGTTTGTTGGTAAAAATTATGCTGGGTACGGTGAAATACAAAACGAAAACTTTTTGTTTTTGTTAGAAAATTTTTCCGGAACATCTCAACCACCTAAACCAGTAAGCGGACAAATATGGCACGATCAAGCCACAAATAAAATTAAATTTTATGATGGTAGTAAATTTAAAACTACAGGTGGCGCAGAAGTTGCTACTACTCAACCAACAGGTTTAACTACTGGTGATTTTTGGTGGGATTCAGGAAACAACCAACTTTACACATATAACGGAAGTAGTTTTATTTTAGTAGGTCCGCAAGGTACAGGAACAGGTTTAACACAGATGCAATCACGTACAGTTCGTGATACGCAATCTGTCAACCACAGTATTATTGCCGCAACCATTGATGACGAAGTTATTTTTACAATTAGCTCACAAGAATTTACTATTGACTCAACTGATCCTGCAAACGCAATTACTGGATTTGATGTAATCAAAAAAGGTACAACATTGGTAAACACCCAAGCGGCAACAAACGGTGTTACAACTACTAATCATTATTATTGGGGTACTTCAAGTAACGCATTAAAATTAAACGGAATTGATGCAAGTTCTTTTGTGCAAACAGTTCCAGGACAACCAACAACATTTTCAACAACAGTGCGTTTTCCGGATAGCGGAATAACTATAGGCGATCAAAATGATTTACACTTATACATTGAAAACGGTAACCAAGGTGTAGTTGCAAACGAAGTTGGTGTTAACAATGTAATAAAATTAAAAACAAGTAACGCAAACAGTACACAAATTACAAGTGCTATTGTACAATCAACAGGAATTAATCCTGGATCTACAAGCACATATACACTTGGTTCAAGCACAGCAAAATGGAGCGATGTGTGGGCTGACAATTTAAGAGGAAATGCAACATCAGCTACTGCTATTTTATACAACAGTGCATCTTATGCTGGTGATACTAGTGCTACAGCAAATACTACTGCACTAAGAGACAATTCAGGTGATATTTTTGCAAACTTTTTCAGAGGAACTGCTATTCAAGCTCAGTATGCTGATTTAGCAGAAAAATACACAACAGACAAAGAATATCCAGTAGGTACAGTAATGGCTGTTGGAGGAGAAGCAGAAACAAGAGCGGCAAAAGTAAGTGATTTTGCTATTGGAGTTATTTCAGATAAACCTGCATATTTAATGAATGCAGAATCAGATGGACACCCTATTGCTTTAAAAGGTCGTGTTCCTGTAAGAGTAACAGGTCCTGTATCTAAAGGACAGGCTGTTTACGCATGGCAGGATGGTGTTGCTTCTACTATTTCAAGTAATGGATTGGTTGGAGTTGCACTAGAGTCAAGTAATGACGACGGCGAGAAGTTAATCGAGTGTGTGTTAAAAGTATAAATATTTAAAACACGCACATAATAGGAAGTGAAGTAATGGCAGTAAACGACATTATAACATCTGCAAGATACAACAATGCTCAAGGTAGAGTTGCCGCAGTTTTAGGTAACGGTTCAGGTAATGAAGGTTACGGACAAGAAGTAACAAGCCAGCAAGTATCAAGCGGTTTAAGAGTAACTGCACAAGACATTAACAATCTTTTTACAGATCTTAATAAAATTAAAATACATCAAATCGGTGCAGTGCCAAACAGCATTGCAACAGTAGCAATCGGTGACACTATTGCAGAAGATACTAGCGATGGTGATGTTTTAAAAGGTTTTGCAGACTATGAAGATTTTATTACAGTCATTGAATCACCCGCAGAAAGATTTAAGTTAGCAGTTGCACAAAGTAGTGACGACAATGCCGCAAAAATTGCAGAAAGAAGAAATCAATGGAGAGCTCCAATTGATACAGAAATAACTATGACATTTGATGATGCAGATCATAGAAGACATTTTTTCAATGCAGGCGGTTCTTTAACAATGGTAAGTGCATTAAGTAACACACCAGTTTCGGGAGATAGTGTTGCTAAAAGCCAAGACTGGGCAAATATTCTTGCAACAGCAGGCACTGTGAGTATAAATTACGACACAACTAGTACTACAGGACAAGGTACACCGTCAGCGATCGGAAATTATGATTTAACTACTTCATACCAAGAAATTTACAGAAGAAGTGCAACAGGCGTTTACGGAAATAATAATTACATTATTGAAGCAAAAGCACCTGATGCAAAAACTATTGCTATTAGATTTTACTACTATGATCACAATCCTGGTGGTTACAAAATTGACGAACCAGTTCAAGGTGTTCTAAAAGCACAAGTTGGATATGTAAGAGCAAGCGGGTTGTACGTAGATGTTGCATTGCCTGCATTTGCAATAACTAATGCCTTATAGGCAAAGTATGGAGATTAAAATATGGCAGTCGGTGATTTAATCACAGCCAATAATTATAATGCAGTTCAAAATAGGGTAGAAGCTATCTTAGGAAATGGTAGCGGCACCGAAGGATATGGCGAAACTACAGCAAGTAACAATGTTGCTGTAGACGATATAATTTATGCCAATGATCTAAACGCACTATACACAGATTTTGACAAAATTTATAGACACCAAGCTAATTCATCTCCTGCAGGTTCTTTGGCGATTCCTGCTGTTGAAGATTTAATTGCATGGGATACAAGTGATAATCCTAACGGCGTACTTAAAGGATGGCAAGACTATATAGATTTTATGGCACTTGTTGAAGCAGATCCTCAAAGATTTGCACTTCATCCTACACAAAGTACTTCTAATAATAATGTAGCAACTCTAACCCGTACAGCTCAATGGAATACAAACCTAAATGGATATTACAGAGCTACGTTCACAAGTGAAGATACACGTAGACACTTTTTTAACAGTGGCGGTAGCATAACATTTGAAGTAAATCTTGTTAGTACAGCATCAGGTGGAAACATTAACAAAACTAATGACTGGGCAACAATGTTGAGTAATTCTGGTACAGTAAGTTTTAACTATAATAGTACAGCAAGTGACAACAGTGGTACAGGATCAGCAATAGGAAATTATCAACTTACAAATAGTGAACAACAACTTTACCGTAAAACAGGAAGTGGTGTTTACGCAGATAACAACTATTACATTAGGGCAAGAAATATTAGTGCTACTGTAATAGAATTCCGTATATGGATGAATGAAGCTGATACTGGTAGTACAAGCACTGCTAAAGGTGTTGTACCTATTGATGAATACGTACAAGGTAATCTTACACATCAAATAGGATTTGTACGTGCAAGTGGTGTTTATGTAGATGTAAATGCTCCTACAATCGTAAGACACAGCAATTTTGCAGGCAGTTAATACTTGACAAATCTCCTAAAAGAACATATAATATGTCTATAATATGGAGTAGTTTATGGATGAAAGACTTTCAGCCGCACTAGAACGTGCAGAATTTGTCAAAGCATTTCAAGATCAAAAAAGAATATTACTAGAAAAGTTTAAAAATGATTGTGTTTGCTATTATGCAGGCGGAACATTTTCTATTGATATTTCTCTTATAAATTATGCTTCAGCAAACAAGGATTTGACTATTATTGTGGACAGCAATAATATTCCTATAGAACTGAATGGTGATGATTTTTATGATCATATAAAAAATCAATACAATATTGCAAAAGAGTCTTACTACAAAGAATATAAAAAACTTTGTAAAAACAGAAAAGTTGAGGATTTGTTCGGTGACTAAAGGAGTTTTAGTCTTTGCACGTAATAATGAATCTATAGATTATATTAAACAAGCTAAGTTTCTCGCAAAACGTGCCAAGCAGTATTTAGGATTACCTACAACACTAGTTACTGATAAAGAACTAGATGATGATACATTTGACAATATTATTGTTGAAACAAAAGAATATCAATACACTAGTAAAGGATATAATAATGGTATATCTTCAACTGTTTTAACATTTAAAAATAGTAGAAGGTCAATGTCCTATGACTTATCTCCCTACGATGAAACTATTGTACTAGATAGCGATATTTTGATTTGTGATAAAACATACCTAAATTGTTTTGAACAACAAGAAGACTTTTTATGTTATAAAGATTCTTATGATTTAGGACAATTAAGAAATTATCATGAGTTTGATAAAATTAATGACAGCAGTGTAGACTTTTATTGGGCAACTTGTTTGTTTTTTAGGAAAACAAAAACTAATAAAATATTTTTTAATTTAATAAAACACATTGAAGATCATTACAATCATTATAGATTGCTTTACAATATCCAAAGTCAAACATTTAGAAATGATTTTGCATTTAGTATTGCTATACATATTATGAACGGACATCAAAAAGGTACGTTTGCAGGTGCAATGCCAGGAAAATTATATTATACAACAGATAAAGATGTATTGTTAAACATAAAAGATGATAGTTGTATGTTTCTTTTAGAAAATCCAGACACTAATTTGTTTACACCTTTGCGTACAAAAGGTATAACAGTACATGCGATGAATAAATTTAGCTTACAGGATGTATTATGAGTAGAGGATTTTTAATTTTTGCACAGAATAATGATCAAGACGATTATGTAAAGCAAGCATACCTTTGTGCATTAAGTGGTATACACAGCGGAAATAAAAATTTTACGCTTGTAACTGATAACGAAGTACCAAAAACATACTACAATGTCTTTGATAATGTAATATATTTAGAAAAAGATAAAGCACAAGACAGTGATTGGAAAATAGAAAACAGATATAAAGCATATGAGCTTACGCCCTATGACGAAACTATTGTATTAGACAGTGATACTTTAATACTAGATAAAATTAATTGGAATAAATTTAACACAAATTTGTATTTTACACAAAATCCAATAACTTATAGAGGCGAAGATATAAATGAAACATACTATAGAAAAGCATTTATGTACAACAACTTACCTAACATTTATATGGGTATGTATTATTTCCGAAAAGATGAAAATGTTGAACAATATTTTTTAACACTTGAACTTGTTATGGAAAATTGGAAGGATTTCTATACAATATTTTGCTACCAAAACAAACCAAATCATGTTAGTGTAGATGTATGTTCTGCTATTGCTTGTTTAATAGTTGGATATAATGTACAGCAAAACACAGATGTGGTACCTTTTGTACACATGAAGCTACATGCCCAAAATTGGGTGTACACAAATGATAGTTGGCAACAAAAAGTAAATTGGTATATGAAAGATAGACTAAAAATTGGCAATTATACCCAACATGGAATATTTCATTACACTGAAAAAGATTTTTGTGATAAGATTTTAGAAAGATATAACGATGTATTGGTGTAAATTTGATAAAGCTACCGGACAAATTACAGGACTGTCAAATGTTAAGCCTGACGAAGAAAATATTTTTGAAATAGATGAAGATACATTTGTAAAATTTAGGACTAAAGCGTCTGAAAGGAAAAACTATATTGTAAAATACAGTGTAACAAAAAAAGATTATGTGCTAGTTCCTTACAAGGATGAAAAAACAGTATTTGATGTTAGAGAAATATTTGTTGAAGCAACAAATGACAAAAATAGTCAATGTTTAATTACAAAAAATCAAAATGGTTATGTAGTGAGTATTAATGTTACAAAAGAAGATGAAATTTTATTACATCCGCATAGACTTTGTAAATTTAGTGTAACAAAAAAACACGATCCTCACTATTTGATAAGAACATTTGAAGCAACAGTAGAACAAATAACAAATAAGCACCAAGTCAGCTTTATAGATGATGATGAAAAGGAAGATGTAAGTATATACACACCTAAAATTTTTGATTCGTATGGGGTAATTAATGACAACGTATAAAATAATTGACTTTGATATCATTTATCTAAGCTATGATGAACCAAACGCAGAAGAAAATTATGCTGATTTGTTAACAAAAGTGCCTTGGGCAAAACGTGTGCATGGTGTTGAAGGTTCAGATGCGGCTCATAAAGCCTGTGCAGAAATAAGTGATACTTATAGATTTGTTACAGTTGACGGTGATAACAAAATTAATCCAAATTTCTTGAATCAAGTTATTTCTTTCCAACCTGGTGTTGATTTGTCCCGTCATGTTATTAGTTGGACTGCTGATAATTTAATTAACGGATTGCAATATGGCAATGGAGGAATTAAATGTTGGGATAAAGAAACTGTTTTACGTATGAAAACGCATGAAAACGCAGATCCTGGCAACACAGCGGCTGGTATAGACTTTTGTTGGGATTTAGAATATGTTCAAGTAAGTGAACTTATGAGTACTATTCATAATAATGCAACTCCGCATCAAGCGTGGAGAGCAGGTTTCCGTGAAGGCGTAAAAATGTGTCTAATAGAAGGTAATAAGCCTAAAGCTAAAGATTTAATACATAATCATTGGAAAAATTTAGAACGACTATATGTATGGAGTACAGTTGGTGCTGATGTCAAAAACGGAATGTGGGCAATATATGGTGCTAGAGAAGGCATGTACAAAACTATGTGTACTGATTGGGATTATGTAAATGTACGTGATTTTGAATATCTTAATAAAATTTGGAATGACGAATATAGTCAAATTACAGAAAAAATGCTTCCTTACGAAATCCAAGGCTTGGGTGAAACACTACGTTTTGATTTAGATATTCCTATTCCTGTTGTTCCTTTTGACGAACAGCAAAGTGCCTTTTACAAAACTACTTACAAAAATCCTGCCAGACCTGTGCATCATTTAATTAGTAACAAGTTAGGAAATGTAAGTCCTGCACCAATTGAGCAAAACAATGTATACGATATCGTAATGATTAGCTATAACGAAGAAAATGCTAATGAAAATTATGAAGCTCTCAAGAAAAAATTTCCAAGAGCACAGAGAATACACGGAGTAAAAGGAATACACCAAGCTCATGTAGCGGCCGCAAATCTATGCACAACTGAAATGTTTTGGATTGTTGACGGAGATGCTGTACTAGAATCTGATTTTAATTTTGATTATATTGCAAAAGATACTAAAGCTGTCCATGTGTGGAGAAGTGTTAATCCTGTAAACGGAATGCAATACGGTTATGGTGGATTGAAATTATTCCCTACTCAAATGACAAGAGATATGGACGTTAACACTCCTGATATGACAACAAGTATAAGTAACAGATTTGTAAAAATGGATGTAATTTCTAATACCACAGCATTTGATACAAGTCCTTTCAACACTTGGAAAAGTGCATTTAGAGAATGTTGCAAACTATCATCTAAAGTAATTAACAGACAAAAAAATGACGAAACAGAAGAACGTTTACATATTTGGTGTAACGTAGATTTAGGACACAAATATGGTAGTTATGCACTAGCGGGAGCAAGAGCAGGTAAAGATTATGGCGAAGCAAATAAAGATAACAAAGATGCACTCCGTAAGATAAACGATTTTGATTGGTTAATGGAAAAATTCCAGCATGACTACCCTGATGAAAAGGTACAAAAAATAGTTTCAGTAGACGCACCAGTTATACAACAACCTAAAAAAATAGAGGCCGTGCAAGCTACACGCCAAGTTGTTTTATCTGACAGAGATAATGATATTGTTGATATTTTAGATAGATTTGAAATTTTGTATGGTGAAAAACTTGCAAATATTAGACGTTTTTATAATGACGGACATATACTTGATTTGCTAAAAATTATAGGTGATGAAAATCTTCGCAAATATATAAGTGAGAAAAATTATCACAGTATGTTTAGATACTTAGAAACTAAAGGACATGATGTAGACGAATTACGTAAAGTATTTTTAGAAAAAAACTTACACAGTTTATTTAGATTACTAGGTGAAGATTATGAAGATTTGCGTAAAAGTGTAACTGAAGAAAATTTGCACAGCATTTTTAGACTGCTAGGTGATGAGCATGAAGAATTACGCAAAGCAGTAACAGAAAAAAATATTCACAGTCTATTTAGACTGCTTGGTAATGAGTTTGAAGACCTACGCAAGGCGGTACTAGAACAAAACTTACATGCCCTATTTAGAGTAATCGGTTTAGACTACGAAGAATTACGCAAAGCAGTGACCGATGAAAACATTCACAGTATATTTAGATATTTGGGCGATAATTATTATGACCTAAGACAAGCTGTTGTTAGCAAAAATCCAAACGACATTTTTAAATTTATAAATGGCCATGACGATTTGCGTAAAATATTAGTATCTGATAATGAACATTCTTTGTATAGATTGTTAGAAAAAGATGAAACTGTTGAAAATTTAAAATCAGTTGCTTTTGACAATAATATTTGGGCATTAAAAAAATTAGAACCAAGCATAAAAGACGAAGTTTTATTAGCTATGGATAATAATTATGATAAACTTTGGAATATATTAGAAAAATATACAGAAAGCAAATTGATTAAGCCATTGCGTACATTACACACTAATAATGTAGAATATGATAAAGATTGTTTAAGTAGAGGACAATTAAAAAGTAAAAAATGGTTGGTAGATAGATTAGAAAAACTAGATGAATATCTAGGCGTAGTGTTTTTGTGTGCAGGTTGGTATGGCACAATAGTTCCTATGTTCCAAGAAAGAAAATTAAAGTTTCAAAAGTTTAGAAATTTTGATATTGATCCTAGCGCAATACAAATAAGCGAAATTTGGAATAAAGATTTAGTCAATGACGATTGGAAATTTAAAGGTACTGTTGCAGATATTCATGAAATAGATTATGAAAATTATGAATTCGAAACTTTAAAATCAGACGGAACATTAATAAAAATTGTAGATCAACCTCATACAATTATTAATACAAGTTGTGAACACATAAAAGACTTTGACAAATGGTATGCAAAATTACCTGTAAATAAATTAATTGTACTACAAAGTAATGATTATTTTTCAATTGCAGAACACGTAAACTGTAGTAAAGATCTACAAGAATTTAGTGAAAGTGCTCCTATGGAACGTGTGTTATATGAAGGACAATTAGAACTTGGGGAGTACAGGAGGTTTATGAAAATTGGATACAAGTAAAATGTCAATTAGAGAATTACAAAAAGAAAGTGCAAGAGCATTAAGCACAATGGAAGCTACTAACAATAACATATACCAATTTAATAAACAGGCACATCACAATAGCCAAAATTGGTATAAAGCTGTAATAGACTGGTATGTAAATCAATACGGAGATTTACCTAGTAAAACAGGACCAGGGAAAGATATAACACTAATACTAGATGATTAATTTAAAAATAATAGACGATTGCCAGTATAATAACTACATTAACGAAAAAACTATAAATGAAATCATTGGACCATATGTTAATAATATAGTTATTAAAGACGCAGTTAAACCATTTATCATTCCAATATTCATGCCTTTGTTAAGGTTTAGAACTTCTGTATGGGAAAATAATATTACAAAATTTTTACAGCAAAACAAAGAAGAAACTGATTTGCCTTATTGTAAAATTGTATTTTTTGATATACACGAAGCACATTTAGATTATATTAATGTTGTTGACAGAATTGCTACAACAATAGATAAGAAGGTGTATTTCTTTTCTAATAACAAATTACTTGAGGATACGCAACATGTTAAACATGTATATTGTGATACGTTTTTAAATTATATTAAACCGCAAGAAGATATTTTAGATTATAATAATATTGAAAAAAGATATATTAATTTAACAAGAGTTGCATCTGATCATAGAATTATGCTTGTAGATAGATTGATTAATGAAAAACTATTTTACAGTGGTTATAATACTTGGTCTAATGCACACAATAATTGGGAAATAAACAAAAGTAAATTTCCTAATAATAAAATTGATACAGTAGTTTTTAATAAATTAGATGTAGAAGATTTGGATAATACAAATCCAAATAATTTTTCTCCTATAGAATTTTGTAAAAAAAGTTTTACAATGATAGTTACAGAAACTAAAGTAGACAATACTATTTTTCAAACTACAGAAAAAACTTATAGACCTATTGCTTTAGGTATGCCTTTTATTATTTTAGGAAATCCTGGTACACTGTACAATTTAAGGCAAAGGGGTTTTTTAACATTTGATAAATTTTTTAATGAGAAATACGATTTAGATCTTCCTATAGAACAACGCATAGAATATATTATAAAAACAATTAAAAAATATTCTAATATGCCCATTGACATATTAAAACATGTAAGAAAAGAAATGGAAGAAATCTGTAAACACAATTTAGAATTGTACAAAAATTTACAATATAATTATGTAAAAGAGAATTTAAAATTAGTTTCAAAGGGAATGTTATGAATATAACAATGATAGGATTGGGAAAATTAGGTTTACCTTGTGCAGAAGAAATGGCCAAACACGGACATAGAGTACATGCATATGACATCAAAAAGAAACAAACAAAAAATGTTTTTCAATTTCCTAATATAGCAGGCGCAGTTGCGTCTAGTGATTACGTTTTTGTAGCAGTACCAACTCCTCATGTAAACGAATATGACGGAGCACAACCTACAAGTAATTTAGAACCAAAAGATTTTGATTATACTATAGTTGAAAATGTGTTACAAGAATGTAACAAATATATGAATAAAGAACAAGAGCTAGTTTTGATAAGCACAGTGTTACCAGGCACATGTCGTAAGTTAGCAAAACTTGTAACAAATACAAACTTTGTATACAATCCATATTTGATTGCAATGGGCACTGTTAAACAAGATCTTGTTAATCCTGAAATGATTATTATTGGAGGTAATAGTACCCTAAAAGAATTTTATAATACATTTACAAAACGCACAAGGTATGTTGAAGGTACATATGAAGAAGCTGAATGCGTAAAAGTTTTTTACAATACATTTATTAGTGCTAAAATTTCTCTTGTAAATATGATGCAAGATGTTGCTCAAAAATTAGGCAATGTAAATGTTGATGTAGTCACAGATGCACTTGCTAAAAGCACTAAGCGTATTTCAAGCGGTGCATATATGAAAGCAGGAATGGGAGACGGTGGTGCTTGTCATCCTAGAGATAATATTGCATTAAGAAAACTTAGTAAAGATTTAAATTTAGGTTATGACATTTTCGGTGCAGTTATGGATTCAAGAGAAAAACAAGCTGAAAACATGGCTATAGAAATATTAAAGTATGGGAATAAAATAAAATTTAGTAGTGACAGTTATAAACAAGGTGTTGAAATGAACGATGGTTCTTATAGTTTACTAGTTCAACACTTTATAAAAAAACACGGAGGCTGGTTAGTAGACAATCCATCTGTATATGTTTTAGTCCATCCTACCGATACTCCAATGGAAGGTGTTATAAATTTTGATCCATGGAGGGTGCAAACAGGAAAGGATGTTGTACGATATGGCGACACTAGTAGTAGTTGATGCTTGGGATCACTGTGAAAGAGAAGATTTAGAACAGTTTCCTTACTTAGAAAAACAAATGCACAGTTTTGGTGCATATCTAAATACTTGTTTAGATGTAATTAGAAAACAAGAACATGCGAAAGTTGTGCATCTAAAAAATGGTAGAATGCTAATGCCAGAAATTAATTGGGAAGGTGAAATGCGTATAGATCATATAGAAGATTTACCTATGGATGATTTTACTTATTTTTGTGGATTTCATATTGGCATATGTATTAAGAAAGCAATGGATAGGCTAGGAAGACCAAATAGTGGTCTTGTTATTAATTTAAGTAATTTGTTTCCAACACATGGGTGGGATCAAGATAGTAAAATTAAACAACATAAAAATTTTTTATGGAGTGCAAAGCAAGGTTTTGAACCAG